CGATAGGGAATCGCTTCGTGAGGCGACAGATTACATCTTTCAGGGCAAGCAGATAGTCCTGTCAAGCTGCATCGAGGATTTCGGCGGGGCGAAGGCCGCTCACGGCGACCGCGTGATTGCCGATGCCTTATGTAATCTCGCCGCACAAGACCAGCCGAAGGCGGCAAGGGAGTTCGCCTCGAATATTTACGGCACTTCCGAATGGTTTGAGAAGAGGTTTGAGCGGGAACAATACGAAAAAGAGAACAGAATCAAAGTCTACCTGGATTTCTGATATATGGTTCAAATAAACACCAATGATTTTATGAAGCGGCTGAACAAGGCGATTATATTCTGCTATCGGCACAAGAACAAGACCGACCTTAACAACGCCGCTATGCTTGAAACTTACGCCTCTTATTACTATACAGAAGAGATAAAAGCTAATTCGGGCAGAACCCCGCACCCGATAAATATGATTGACCGTGCCGTGTCTATCTGGATGCCTTTTCTTTGCGGCGGGACACCGAAGTTCATAGTCAAGCCGAGATACAATATCGAATATGAGCCGTTTGCCTATACGTTCCAGCTTGCCCTCAACCAGTGGCTTAACGATATGAAATTCGCCGAAAGGACGCTCAAGAAAGTGGTTTTCGACTCGCTGTTCAGTGAAGGCATAACAAAAACCGGAACTCAACGTGCGGATACGAAGCGCCTTGCGGGCTATCTCGCCGTTACCGGCAAGCCGTATTGCGAAAGGATATGCCGGAGCAATTACGTTTATGATATTGTAGCCAAAGACCGTGAGGAGTATGAATTTGAAGGCGATGAGTATCTTCTTCCCACGGACGAGGCGAGGGATATGTTCCCGGAATTTGCGGACAAAATCAAGCCGGACTACAAGCTCTGGAGTGAGACAGACCCCAGGGAAAATATAGAAAAAGACAAGCCATATTACGGAGAGTTGACGGAATATTCTCGTTTTATAGATTTATGGCTGCCGAAATGGAGGGACATTATAACTATCCTGCCCCCGCACAGGGCGTTTGAGAAGATTTTGCGGACGGTGGATTATAAAGGGACGACTTCCGGCCCTTACGATGTTCTGCACCATAAAATCTTTCCCAACTATACCATACCAATCCCGCCGATTTACGGATTGATGGAGCTGGATACTGCGATAAACACGCTCTTTACGAAGGCCAGGGGCCAGTTTGAGAGGTTAAAGAAATTCGGGGTGGCATCCAACAAAAAGGACGGCGAGACCGGAATGAGCGCAAAAGACGGTGGTATGTATCAGTTTGACGAACCTAATCCCATAAAGGAAATGACGCTCGGCGGGGTAGTTCCTGAAATATGGGACGCTTTATCTATAACGATGAACCAATTCGCAGAGCAGAGCGGCATTACCGGCCTCGACTACAGGAGTCGGGCGAAGACGCTGGGCCAGGAAGAAATGTTGCTGTCCAACGCCGCCAGAATTGCGAACCAGATGAGCCAGAATGGCAATGTCCTTGCTTCCAATCTCGGCGAGAAGCTGGGGGAAGAGTTGTGGCAGAACCCGACTATGGAAATCAGGGCTATAAAAGAGCGAGAGGGACTGTATCGAATACCGGTCAGATACAACCAGCTTCAGCAGCGGGGCAAGTTCTCCGATTACCGGATAAGCGTGGAGATGTATTCTATGCAGCAGTTATCGCCTGGTGCGCAGTTCAATAAGCTCTGGCAGATTCTGACGGGATTCTCGATTCCGACCGCCCCCCTGGCTGCCCAGCAGGGCAAAACACTTAACTTCGATGCCATAAGAAGGGACTTAACGAATTATGCCAATGTTAATACGGATTCGTGGTATCTGGACGAGATGGCAATAGGCGAGGGCGGACTCAATCCATTTCAATCTATGGGCGGTGTTAAAAGTGCAGATACCCGTTTTGGCTCAAACGAAGGCGATAATCTCAATAATAGACTTCAATATCAGTCGGCGAGAGCCGGAAGGACTACAAGGGAGTAGATTATGGCAACAACAGAAGTTGCGTTTAAGGTAACTGTAACACCGACGACGGGAAGGACGAAGAATTTTGCGTTAAGTTTTACGTCCGGCACTGCACCGGCGGAATGTTCGCCGCAGGAGGCCAGTGTTGGTAATACTTCTTTCAGTATAGATTTTGGTCATATAGCCGCCGGGAGCGCTTATCTTTTTTGTGTGTATGCGGTAACTGGTAATTTTTATTTCAAATTTAATTCTGCTTCCGGCGACCCTGTTTTGACTGATTCTCATCTTTACGTGCCGGAGGGTGAGGGTTATCCGATACCAATAAATCCAAACTCAACGGCGTTTGCCGATGGGATAAGGGGTATCAGTGATAGTGCCTCCGGTAAACTCGAATATATATTAGTAGGTTCATAATGCCGGTTTACAGCTATTTTTGTGATTTTTGCGAGACGAGTTTTGATATGTTCAAGGTGAAATACAACCCGTCCCCGAAGAGAAAATGCCCGGTATGCAGGAAAATGGCAAAGTTGATTGTTGCTAATATGGCTAATGTTGGTGAAGACCATCCACGCTGGTCGTGGGCTATGGGCGTGAATGTGTCGCAGATTGAAGAAGCTAAAAAAGTATATCCCAATGCTATTTATAATAAAAAAGGGCAGTTATACAGTAAGAATTGGAAACATCATCAAGAACAGGCAAAAGAAAGAGGAATGGTTATAGATTAGGAGATATTAAAATGTCAGCAGAAGAGATAAAAGAACAAACGGGAGCAGGGGCTTTACCATCGAATGATAGTGAATTGCCGGAGGCGTTCACAAAGGTGCTTGACGCTATAGATGAAGGAAGTGCCCAGGAGGGCATAATACCTGAAACTCCCAAAGAGTCCGCAGAGCCGGATTCGCAAATACCCGCAGAAGCGGGTAAAGCCGCCAAACCTGTCGGCGAAAAAGAAATTCCCGAAGGGGATGTGTCAGTTGAAACTGACGAAGAAATTCTGGAGTCGATAGACCCAGGAGTGCTTGATGTCTGGCGGGACGCCGGGTATGACGATGATGAAATCATTGCAGAGATGAAGAAAAGGCCGGAAATGGCCGATGACATTCGTGAGGCAATAGACGAAGCCGAAGTGCAAAAGACTCGTGTTCCGGTCAGAGAGCCGGAGAAACCAGTTGTGAAAGAAGAAGCGATTGAGGAGCTTAAACTTAACCTCGACCCTGATATGGTTGGGGCGGACGTTAAAACGGCAATCGACAAGATAGTCGATGCGGTGAACGTCAGCAGGAAGGAAGCTCAACAGATTCGCAAGGAACTTCTTATTGAAAAAGAGGCGATACAAGTCCAGAAAAACGCCATTCACAACGAGCGCATAGACAGGTGCTTCGACCGTTTCACGAAACAAGTGCCCTCGCTGGGCAGGTCATCCAAGTTATCGAAATACAATTCGAGAATCAGGCACGAAATTTACGACCACGCCGCAGTTATTTCCAGGACGAGAGGAACGCCTATCGAAGAGGCGATAGGGCAGGAAGTTCGGCTGTGGCAGTATCGTTATCAGAAACCCGATGCGCTCAAAAAAGAAGCACAGCAGACGGTTCTTGATAAACTTAATAAGCAGAAAGGAAGATTTACCAACCCGCCAGGCAGGACTCCGTCAAAGTCGGTCAAAAAACAGTTTGCATCCGAGGCGGAGGAAGCCGATTACATTGTCCGTCAGATAGACGATAAATATGCGGGTTGAGAAAGGAGTAGATTATGAGTGCAGGAATGACGTTAGCCCAGTTCACTGACTTGACAAACTCCACAGACCCTTACGTGGAGAAGGAACTTGGGGTAACAATGAATTACAGAAGTTACGAATGGACAAACACGATTTTGCCCAAGTTCAAAAAGACCTTTACCGGTAAGCAGTATGAGATACCGATTCAGGTCGAGGACGACACCAACGGCGGGCATACGGGAATGTTCTTCGTTCAGGATAACGTCCAGATTACGGAGCACGACCAGACGCTTACTATTTACCCCCGGCACTATCGCAAGCCGATGACTTACGATGCCGCGCAGATTGATATAAACTCCGGCACGAGGGTTCAGAGATACAACTGGATTGTCAGCAAGAGGATAGCCCACGCCCGCAAAATTGCGGACGATATTAAGGCTGCCGGATGGTCTGCCCCGACAAGCTCGGCGGATGCCGACAGTCCGTTAAGCCCGTTTGCGTGGCTTACTCTCGGAACAGACGGCTCTACGGGCGGATTTACAGGTGGTAATCCCTACTATCTGGACGGCAATCAGTTCAGTGCAGGCGGCCTGTCGAGGTCAACTTACCCGAAGCTGAAATCCTATTTCGCAGACCACAACGGCGATTTAAGTTCGGCTGTGCTCGATATGCTGTCGAGGGCGCACCTGATGACGAAGTTCGAGTTGCCGCTTGTTCCCAACGCCCAGAAGATTACCGGAGTCGATACGGACGTTCCGAACAAGGTGGTTATGTATACCACCGCCAATGTGATTATCAATGTCGAGAAAATCGCTCGGAACTCCGATGACCGCGTAGGTTACGATTTGGGCAAGTATCGGGGCGAGACGTTGTTCAAGGGTATTCCGTTCAGACATAACGAGTTATTCGATACCGGCACGGCTTCAGCCGCAGCCATATCATACCTGCACGGGACAGACCCCATCATTGGAATCAACTGGGACGTTATGTATCCGGTGGTTGTCGATGGCTGGTATTTCCGAAATGAGAAATACATAGCCCCGAATACCGGCCACGTTTTCGTGGAGGCGCAGGATTTATACTGGTGTGGAGTTGCCTGCCGTAATTCACAGGCAGCAGGATTTCTTATCAGCCAAATTTAATTAACCTTATTGGGTAAGGTGTTTTTTAGCACTAACCGACACCCTGTCGGCTGGGACATAATAAACCGGAAGAAAGGACGTGAAAAATGGCACGAGGAACAGGTAAAGTAGAAATAATCGGAGCAAACAGAACGGGACAGGAGCACGGATTAAATGACTTTGTTTACGATGTAACTACGGCCAAAAGCCCGTTGTATAATGTTGGAGACAGAGTGCTTTTGCCTAACGGAAAAGTGTTTTACCATTCTTATTCCGGCGGGATGTGTTACACCGGACGAGGAAATGTTTTTTACAATACTATTTCAAGTTCTGCCGATGGTATTGATTATTCGGTTCTTGCCGAAGCGGCTGCTGCTGGCGACAGGTCTGTCCTGATGACGAATCAGGGCACGGCGGCGATTACACTCGACCAATTCAGGAACGGTCAGATTGTTTTGAAGCCGACCGAATCGACTACCGATGCGGAATTGATGTTCAGGGGCGTTGTGGGTAATACTGCCGATGCTTCAACGGGACACGATGGCACTGTCAGGATTTATCTCGATGCGAAGCTTACCGTAGCTATGCTTGCTACAAATTACGCTTTTGTTATGCCGAGTCCATATACGGACATCAGATATGAATCGACAAGTGGGAAGAAGTCATTTGCAGGCCCGGCTGCCGCATACGTTAGTGCTGCGGGCAGATATTTCTGGACGCAGACGTGGGGTATGTGCTGGATAGCTCCACAGACGGATGGGCCTGGAACAGTTGCCTACAACAGGTCTGTTTACTGGAGACACGATGGCACTGTTGATTGCTACAGTTGCGATAGTGGAACATTTGGAACTTCGGAGGTTACCGACCAAAGAGCAGGTTTCATTATGGATAACAATGCTGATGATAATGGTGCAACTTTGATTTGTTTGCAGGTAAATATCTGATTTACGGGGGCGGTAAACCCGCCCCTATTTTAAGGAGAGTATTATGGCGAAAGAAAAAAAGAAAGATATTCCTAAACCTAAAAAAGACGAAAGTTACTGGGACAGAAAGCAGAGAGAATACGATAAGCGAAAACAAAAATGAAAAAACATCTTGAGGTAATTCGTGCGACCGACAGGGTGAATAAAAAAGTCCTTCAGGACGAGGTGAATCAAAGGACTCATCTTGCCGGTTATACGGACAGGGACGGCCAGCCGATGATTCCGCAGATAATGATTTCTGTTCCGGTCGGTAAAACGAAACTGAATATCTGGCCGAGAGATGAAAATGGGAACTTAATAGGAGATTGACTTTGGCTTCTCTGAAACTTTCGTTTACAGATGTCTATACGGACGTTGGCAAGTATCTGGGGATTCCATCTTTATCGAATGCTAACGACATTGCAAAGTGTAAAAGAATCGTCTATAGGGGCTACAGGAAATTTCTTATGCCTCTTGACCCCAGCACGGGCAAAATCCACAAGTGGAAATTCCTCGAAAAGACGACCACGTTGAGTATCGTGGCGGATACGGATACTTATAAGCTGCCCATAGGGTTCTCGTCTTTCGTAACGCCATTTACCTATACGAGCGCCGTTACGGTCAACCCGCAGCAGAGGACGTTGACTTTCATTTACGAGCAGAAGGCGCAGACGTCAACCTCCGGCCCTCCGATGTATTTCGCATTGAAGGACGGCGACTACGATGAAATCAACGGCCAGCAGTATTACGTGGTGTTCTGGCCTACGCCGGCGGCGGCGGCGACTTTCTACTATACCTACGTCCTTACCCCGCCCGCTCCGGTGAAC